CGCATTTCCAAGTGAACGAAACGGTTAGCCAACGGAGCAGGCATACGGAAAGTAACACCTCTGTCCGTTTCACGGTTGCCAGCGGCAACAATCAAAACGTTGTCAGGCAAGCGGTAAGTACCAACCTTACGGTTCAGCACTAATTGGTAAGCCGCTGCCTGAACAGCAGGAGCCGCAGAGTTCATTTCGTCCAAGAACAAGATGATTTTCTTGTACTTAGCTGCCATAACTTCGTCGGGCAATTCAGTAGGGGGAGCCCATTCCATTTTATTAACGGTGCTGTTAAAAAATGGAATACCTTTAATATCAGTGGGATCCCATAGGCTCAAACGGATGTCAATAACGTGAGCTTCGAGCTCAACGCCCATTTGCTTTACGATATCGCTTTTACCAATTCCAGGAGGTCCCCAAAGGAACAGCGGACGATTGGCTTTAAAAGCACGGCGAAGGGATTTTTTAGCAGCCTTAGGGCCAACGGTACGTGAAAGGATCTCGCTCATATATACTCCTGGGTTAAAAAGCGTTGTTATCTTACTGTCTATGTAGCTATTATACAGCGTAACAGCGTCCCTGTCAACTTCTTTTTAGGAGTTTTCGTCCGTTTGGCTATCTTTATTTTGGGCGTTCATTGCCTTAACAAGTCCGTATTTTCGAATGTCGTCCGAAAACATGTACAGCTCAAAAGATTTCTTTTCGGAAAATACAGTAATACTTTGGTTTGTGAGAAAATACGGGCCGTCCATTGATCTATCAAAAAATATGATAGTTTGGGGACTTAGTTCAATTGGCTCAGTAAATGGAATCTCATAACTTTTCAAACCCAATTCGTCAGTTAGAAATTCAAAACCCTCGTCACTTAATCGTAGTCCGCCAATTTCTTTTGATCGGTGACTTTGCCACCATTTGTACATATGATGCTTGACATTGGCACTATCTATACTTTTTTCCTTTTGTTGCAGGAATATTTTGGTGTAGGTCTCTTTTGAAATCATTTGATAATTTCGCCGCTGGTTAACTTGACTACTTCAAAGTCATCACAGTTAAACATTTGATTGAGTTTCTTTGCAAGATTGTGTGCATGACCTGGATTACTAAACGAGACCTTCTTGTACTTAGGTCCAGGATAGCTAGTAATGCTACTTGCTGATTTTAAATTAAACGGTTCTTGTTTATAGAATACTGCCCAGATAGCCTCTGCGCTAAGAACTTGCTCGCTTTTATAGTTCTTTTTATTAATGTATTCTAACAGAACAGTGGGTTTGGGTCTTGACATGAAGTATGCGTCCTATATTATGTACGCATATATTTATCATTCAATTGGTGGAAAACCCGCCCCCGTCCATCTGTACTGTGACTGCTCCACCGGAGCTTGATTCTAATCGTCTGAATATTGTATCGTAATCTTCAAGCAATTTAGCACTAACTTCACCTAAACAATACGCAAGTGCTTTGGCAGTTTTAATGTCTAACTTAATTTCTCGTTGCTGAGTAATATCAGCAGCCTTTACCTGTTGTATAAACTGTTGGATAGGCGCAGTATTAATCGGATTTGGCATTCGATAGTACCTGTTTCATTTCAAGTTCACTTTTAAACGGACCTTTAGTTGGATACCGCTCAACTGTAATTAACTTGGGACAGAATGATTTAACCCAGCCTTTGTCAAACTTAATTGTGTAATATCCAGCACAATACAGACTCTTGCTGGCCTGACTCTTGGTAAACAATGGTAACTTACGTTGTACATTGAACAGGGGATTATATGGCCTACAACTAGTCGGATACTCATATACGTCACGCACTTCTTCGTGTGTAATTTTTACCTTATCGCTAACTAGAAAAAAGTCCTTGCCAAATCGTTTAGTTAAATCATCTTTTCTATTAAAGTAAATCTCACCTTCTTTAGAGCTTAACATAAACTTGTTATTTTCTTTTTTATGTAAGATAGCAACCTTCTCACCATCTTCTTCTACAATCCAAAATTTTCCATCAACAATGGGTTTTGCTTTTAAATTCATTTTTATTTCCTTTTAATAGGTAGTACAGGACATTCATTCATTTATTATATTTTGCCTGGAATGGAACAGCATATTGCTGAATGTTGTCAGCAATCTTTTTCATGTCCCATGTGTTACAAAATTTTAACATACGAATACCAACTTGATCAACAGTCTTAGGTACTGCATTAATTTTGATAGTTTCAGTAATAAAATTACGAATGTCTGCAGGTTGTGCAGTTAGATCGCAGAGCTGTACATTACGTTGATAATCTTCTAGCACACGATGTTCTTGTCCGTTATGGTCAGACCAACGTTGCAACATGAGATTGTTCCACGCATAGCCTTTGGATTTACGATCTTCAAACGCTTCTTGTAAACCAACTTTATTCTTAGTACCCTTAGTACGAACTCCGGGATAGGCCGAGAAGACATTGTCGCTAGTATCGCCACGCATACATTTTTCAAATAGCATCCATTCTGGATCTTGTGCGGGCTTTGCTTCACCGGTCTTTTTATCTTTAACAGGTTTGCCCTTAGCATCAAAGATGCCTTCGTGTGTAATATGTAAATCACCTACACCATTATATTGACTAACAGTGGGACTTACTAATTGTGCAAAGTCTCCGTCAGTGCTGATAATAACATGTTTTGCTTCTGGATGCATCTGAATGAATCCAGCAATCAAATCATCTGCTTCTAGTTGTTTATGTTGCAATACTGTGCAGTTAGTCTTTTCTGTTATGAAGTTTTTAAACTCATCAAACGCTTCCCAGAATAACTTATCTTCTTCTTGTTCTTTAACAGTCATAGCACTACGAGTTTCTTGTCTGTTTGCTTTATAAGGCTTGTAAAAGTCCTTACGCCACGACCGACCTTCAAGGCAGAATACTACATGACTGCCATCAAAATCCTGCCATGCTTTTTTAATGCTGTTGAAAGTAATGTGAAATGCCATACCTAGTTTGATATCGGCATTGCCCTGCACCACATGACGAGCACGAAAAAATGTATTAGCAGTGTCGACTATAATATATGTCATGATATGTTCAAGTAATTAATGATATACAATTATAACTTACTATTTGGCTAAAGTCAATCATTCTGGGGTACTAATTGATCAAAAATTGATTTAGTCATAAATGGAATCTTTTTAACGCCGTCATTTACCTCATGTATGTGTAAATCAAACGCAATAGTTAGTCGAGGAGTATTTCCACCTTTATATTCTTCTGATTTATGATATACATAAGTGGGAAATATAGTTATTTCACCTTTGGTATTTTTTATAGATAGATATGTACTGTCTGAGAAAGAATTTCGGTATAGCGTGGAAGTATGATAGTTGTCTAATGACATGTTACCACTTAAATATGCAGTCGGGTGAGCACCATGTTTATGTTCTGCAACTTGCTGGGTGTCATGCATTAAATTAAACCAACAGACAATATCTAAATCAATATAAGGTGTTCTGTCCTGAGATACAAACTCGATCCAAGATTTTCTTAAAAAATTAAGAAGATCTTCTAATTCCGGACATTCGTTTATAAAATTGAAAAGATTATATTGACTAAATCTACTAGTAACGCTGTCCAGCCCTAAATTAGTACCACCGTCGTGAACAGCAGGATATTTATTTTTAATATTAATTTCATTATTAATAAGCCAATTTCTAATAATATCAATCTTTTTTATATCATCCCATTGAGAAACCCCAATTGAAATATCCCAGAATGGAGCATATGGAGTTTCTGGTAGTGGACTAGTAATTTTTACAATTGATGTCATGAAACTTCTGATTTATCTTTTGTAATCGGAACCACGTTAATGTAACCTGCACCTCTTGTAGTATCTTGCCCTTCTTCGCCTAACATATTTTTGGCTAGGTCTCTGAACCAACGATCTACAATTTCCTCATCCGGGTCACCATCGTAACCATATCCAGCTTGCTTTAATTGTAACACGAACAGGTCGTTCCAGTCAAGCTCAAAAAAGCCATTACGTACATTTTCTTTATTGACGTGTGTGTCCAAAACCGCCACCCAAGGTTCACCCTTGGCAGTTGCACGTTCTTTTGGACTATACATTGCTTCCTCTGCTGCCTTAATTGCCGCAGCCGCTTTTTTACTTGCTTCTAATTGGGCTGCTTCAGAAACAGCTATAGCTTTGGCAGTGGCTTCTTCGATTGCTGTAATTCCAGTAATACGTTTGAAAAAATTCTTAATCATTAAGTTCCCCACTCATTTTTAAATAACGGCACTTGTAAACGGTCACTATAACGCCATCCACGCTTCATGGCTGCTAGTGCCACATTCTTTGCGTTGAGTGTATAAACACTTTCCACACCACCCACCGGCATCAAGTACACATGGCCTTTAAATCCTGCAGAACGAAATGCACCCACAGCACATTCGGCATCTGCAATATCCTGCTCTGTTGCCACTACAAATTTTAAATATGCTGTGCCCACTTGTTCGTATTCACATACTACTTCTGGACAAATGGCTTCTTCCCACTTCTCACCACTTGCTGGAAGTTTGGCACTTACTGAAAATGTAAGTTCCTTGCCTACTACACTATTCCACTTTCTCAAGTATTCTTTAAACTCTGGTGTAAGACGTTGAGTACCATTTGTTTCAAATGTAATCTCTTTTAGACCACGCATCTTAGCATTGTTAATCAAATCTGGATAAGCA